AATAAAATAGAAATTGTACCTTTGGCCTTAATGAGGGGCAGAAATTTTCACAACAGTTTTATTGTTGCTGATGAATGCCAAAATGCTAGTTATGATCAAATCAAAATGCTTATAACGAGAATAGGCACTGATAGCAAAATGGTATTAACTGGTGACGTTGGACAGTCCGATTTACCAAGACATCTTAGAGGTGGTTTCGTAAGTTTGATTGATTTATTAAGAAATGTAGACGGTGTGGGCATTGCTCTTCTTGAATCTTGTGATATAATTAGAAATCCGATTATAGGCAAAATTTTGGATGAGTTAGAACATCATGAAAAACATCAACAATAAATGCTTACTATTAAACATAGACTACACTCCTCTTTGTATTATTAGTTGGAAAAAAGCAATAATACTTAGTGTTAGATATGATTTAAATAAAAATTGTGGTGTAGAGATCATAGATTTCTATAAAAATGACTATATCATAGGACCAAACGATCAAAGGTTTGCTATTCCAGCAATAGCTAAAACCAGAAAATATTTTAGACCATATAATGATAGTGTTGTTTTCTCTAGAAGAAATGTCTTTATTAGAGATAATTATACATGTCAATATTGTGGAGAGAAAAAAAATATTTCTGAGCTTACCTATGATCATATAGTTCCAAAATCTCACAGAACGAAATTCAAGAATAAAAAAGAGGCAACTACTTGGCTAAACATCGTAACTGCTTGCAAATCATGCAACAGAAGAAAAAGCAATAAGACGCCAGAACAAGCAGGGATGCCTTTGTTGAACAAACCATACGTTCCAACAAAGAATAAAAAATACTTGCCGATCACCACACATCTACATAAGATAGATACAGAGATACCAGAGGAATGGAAACTTTACATAGAGCTATAAAAATGCAAGAATTAATCGCTTTAAACAATTTAGCAGCAACTTTTTTTACCAAGGAAGAATATGCAGTTTTTCTTGACTTGATGGAAAGACTGAGAGATAGAGCCGCAGAGGTTGCTGATGCGGTTAACCAAGAAACCTCTCCACCAAAAATTAAAAAAAAATATTCTCATGACATAAAAATTAATCTAGACATAACTACTTATAAAAACAACCATAAAGGCGAAAGAATAGAGTTATTAGATTTTGATAGTCAAGAACTAACAGTAAAAATACCTCTTGGACAAGAACCTAAAGACGTAGTTCAAAAAATAAAAAACACCATCAAACTGGAAACAAAGAGCAATAAATGAAGTTTATTTCTAGGTACTCCAACGGCAAAGAAGTAACCGCTGCTCAATATATTACAGAAATTATCTGTGAAAAAAAAGCTCAAATCAATAAAGAAGATTTGCATTATAGGTTTTGGGTAACAAAAAAATGGGCTACCTTCTATAGGAACCAAATAGCTACTGCTAATAAGTTAACACAAACATATGATCCAGTGGCAATAGTCAAAGCTTTAAATAGTCCTAAGACTAAAAACATGTATTCTTTAAGAGCTCCCTTTTTTACTAAGGTTATAGAAGAAGAAGAAAAGAAGCTTAAAGCCAAGAATACAGAATTAACACAAAACATAGAACGCAAGGAAAACACAAAATTTTTGAAAGCTAATTTTCATCCAAAAAAGAAGAGTATTATATCAAAACTAAAGGAACTTGATAATGAGTAATGTACAAAAAGATATCATCAAAACATTTGGAGATAACATTATATTGACAGGAAATGCTGTTATCGAAACAAAGAATGTAATCATTCCTGTTAGTCCAGTTGTTGATATGATACTAAATGGAGGAATTCCAGAAGGATCTTTTGTTATTTTAACCGGACAACCAAAATGCGGCAAAACAACAACTTCTTTAGACTTTGCTGGTACAGCACAGGATAAAAAATATGCTTATGGTTCTTTTAAAGACGGAAGAGAAGTGTACTATCTAAACATTGAAGGTAGACTAAAAAAAAGAGATATTCAAGGAATACCTCATTTAAACCCAGAGAAATTCCATATCATTGGTTCTCAACAAGGCAAAATCCTACATGCAGAAGAATATCTACAAATAGCAGAAAAAATCATTAATGAAGTCCCTGGTTCTGTTGTGATCATCGACAGTTATTCTGCTTTATGCACAGAAGCAGAAATTACCAGCGATATGAACAAGATGCAACGAGCAGATGGTGCTAAGTTGCTGGCTAAATTTTGCAGAAAAGTCGCTAATGTTATTCCTGTTAATAAAAATATTGTTATTGGTATTACTCATTTGATGGGTAATCCTACTGGTTATGGTGCTGAATTTAAAGAGAAATCTGGACAGGCTGTTGCTTATCAAACAGATATTAAACTAAGAGCCAAAAAGTTTAGTCCTTGGACAGTAGGAAATAATACCTCTCCTATAGGACAAGAAGTAGAATGGCAAGTTGTTTGCTCTGCTCTCGGCCCTCCTGGGGCTACCATGACTAGCTATATAAGATATGGTCAAGGAATAGACAGACATACAGAAATTTTAAATCTGGCTTCTGACATAGGTTTGGTTCATAAAGCAGGAGCATGGTTTACTTTAACAACTGTTGAAGACAAGCCTAAGTTTCAAGGGGCAGAAAAACTAAGACAGTATTTAATAGAGAATCCAAAAACTTATGAAGATTTAGTTAAGAGCGTTAAAGAAACAATGGGTATTTCTGATGCAGGTTAGAGATTTAGACGACAATTATTCAAAGTGGCACTTGACAGGAAACATTGCCTATGGTACAACTAATAAGTCAGATCTCCATATCAGAGCAAGAGGAGTTTTGAATCGGCAGTATCCTACGTTACAAATACTAGAGGAAGTTCCTGTTTCTGTTAGAAAAGGAGAAACTCTGTATCTGGACTTTTATTTGCCGCTGAAAAAGATATGTTGTGAAGTTCATGGTGAACAGCATTATAAGTTTGTTCAATTTTATCATAGCAATATGATGGGATTTATTAAGGCTCAAAAAAGAGACAGAGAAAAAGAAGAGTGGTGTGAAATCAACGGTATTAAATACATAGTATTTCCTTTTGATAAAACAGATGATGAATGGAAAGAGATATTAAATAATGGGTAGAACCTCAAAAGAAGAAGTTGCTTACTGGGATGAAATATTAGACAGTTATGAGAAAGGCCTCGGTATGCCTACTTATAATGGTCAATTAATGCCTGAAGAGGAATTACAAAATTACTTGACAATGAATCGAGATGTGTTAGAAAGTATGACACCAGAAGACTGTATCCAAATTTCTTATAGGCTGGGTCAGTTTTCTTTTCATATTCAAAGAACACTTAATAGAGAAATAGCAAGACATAACTGGGCAGAAGAAACTCTAAAAGAAGTCATAGCCGATGAAATCAATAACTACAAAGGCTATGGATATTTAGAAAAAAGCATACAAGCAATCAAACATAACGAAAAAGCTACAGCATTAAACAATATTAAAAAATACGCAAAGCAAAGAATGGATAGATTAAGTTATATTGCAAACAACATTAAAAATTTATCAGATATTATGATCATGGTAAATAAATCTAAAACAATCAACATCAACAATAAGTAAGAAAGTTTTCAATGGCTTTATGTGATACAGCAGCGGAAAGGGCAGTTCTAGCAGGAATATGTTCGTATGAAGACGAAGCATATTTGGAGATTTCTGATTTGATCTCAGAGTCTTCTTTTACTGTTGATAGTAATGCTGTAGTGTACAAATGTATTAAGCACATTTACGAAAAAAATGATTCGTTAAAAATAGACATTCCGTCCATATATTCTGCTGCATCAGAACTTGGCTTGTCTTCATTAATAACAAGCAAAGAAGAAGCACAGCATTTAAAAGCTATTATAGACTTTCCAGTTAGCAAAGAAAATATCAGAAAGTTTGCTATCAAAATTAAAAAGCTGGAAATAGCACGAGCCTTGCATAAAGAACTTGAATTAACTCAAGAAAAGATTCTAGATGTAAAAGGTTCTGAACCGATTAGTTCTATCATCGGACTAGCAGAAGAGACTGTATTAAATTTCACAAACAGCTTAAACGATACTGACAACAACCCAGTATTGCTTGCCAAAAATATTGATGATTACTTACAAAATCTTATTGATAACCCAATTGATCAAGTGGGTATTCCTACAGGCTTTCCAGTATATGATCATTCAATAGGCGGGGGATTAAGAAAAGGAACAGTCAATGTTATTGCTGCGAGACCAAAAACTGGTAAGACATTACTAGTTGATAATATGGGATACTACATAGCCAAAAACGGCGTTCCTGTATTAAATATGGACACAGAAATGTCTCAAGAAGATCATGTTAATAGGATTATTGCTATGTCTACAGAAACAGACATGAAAGACATAGAGACAGGAAAGTTTAATTTGTCTGATGATAAAAAAAGCAAAGTCAAAAAGGCTGTTGAAG